GTGATTTTTCACCCGTTTTGAAGTTTTTATGCGTTTGTTCTAAATTCTCAAAGTTTGCGTTTTTGAGCGTTTTGCACGCTTTGCATGTTTTTTCACGCGTTTTGAAGTTTTTACACGTTTGTTCTGAATTCTCAAAGTTTGCGGTTTTGAGCGTTTTGTACGCATGGTTCATAATCTTGACCTCCGTCACATATCGTCTTCGAATACTATACATAAAGACCCATTCGATGTTTCAATTTCTCCAGTCCTTTATTTCCATCTTTAAGCCGTGCAAATGCCCATCAAAGGCCGGAAAGTACTTGCTTGCCTCGCCCCAACATGTCATGGACAATGTGAATATTGTCGAATCGACCGGAGCTTTATCGCTCACCATGTCATCCGACACACATCCCCGGCCATTGTACAAACCGGACAATATCCCGATGAGATTCAACCATTCAAAACCTCAATTATTCGTTGATGGTATCGATACTAAAGATATCCAACAAGGATCCTTTGGGACATGTTACTTCTTGGCCGCCATGGCCTACTGCGCCTCTCAGTATCCCGACGTCATTCAACACGCCATCTCTCCGTCTACCAAACCTGGAGAGTTCATCGTGCGTCTATATGACGAGTCCGGACAATTACACGAGTGCATCGTAGACACATTTATCCCCTTGGCATCAGATGGTTCTCGGGCGTGTGCTGATTCTAAAAAGCCCAACGAGATGTGGGTGTCGTTGTTGGAAAAAGGTTTCGCCCAACTCGTGGTGGACAGGGTGGGCTCTAAACCTAATGCATCACGATATCAAATCGTCGAGGGAGGTTGGAGCGCCTCGGCCATGACGTTGCTCACTCGAGGTAGGTCTTACTACGTTTGTGTGACCGACTTGCTGAGCAAGATGTTGAGCACCATGACGATGATGGAACAATTTTGCGATACCATGTTGCAGCTCAAAGACCAAGGGTGCTCATTCTTCGTCGGATGGACCGAAGAGTTTGCTGCCGACCGAAAAGATCTTGTCGCAGGCCACGCCTATAGTGTGCTAGCCATCAAATACGTCGAAGAGTGCGGTTATGTGTTTATGCTTCACAATCCATGGGGGCAATGGGAGTGGAACGGGTCGTTGTCAGACTCGGACGGGTCAACGGAATCATGGGCCGCTCACCAAGCGTTCAACGTCGGTTTCCAAGACGACGGGTTCTTCTTGATGAGTGCAAACGACTTTTTCGCACACATTTGTTCACTCGAGGTACACGAGCCACACGATAGCACGGCCATAAGAGACGCAGTTGGAACCGATCGCAAAATCAAAATGTGGACTGAGGTCACTTCTGCCATCAACGACTCCCGAGAAGCGCGCGTTTCATATTGCACAAAATTGCCTCAACAATGAATCAATAGAAACTATATGGGTTGTTGTTGGTCCCGATGGAGGAGGCCTGAAATCTATCACGTACTTCCCGGGTCAGAAAGTCACAACGAATTCACGAGATCATCACTTGAGGCTATCGATTACATCGAGACACTCACCGACCGATTTACCACACATAAAAAAGAACGGTACAAAGCGATGTTGACCGATATTCACGCGTTCTTTGCCGCCAACCCTTTGTTATTCTTCAAGGACCTCAAGACCAGGTATGCGCTAGACAGCACCATCATCTCGGGTGCGCCGATACAATACATCTTGTTTGACTTTCATATCCTCAATCAAACAACCGTCAAGCTCCCCAACAATCGTATGGTATGGACGTTCGACCATTTTGATCAATGCACAATCGCCCCTATCGACTATGACTGGTGTCGCGCGGCCACGTCTTTGGCGATATTCGCGCAATCTCGAGGAGTCGAGGTCAAAGTTAGAGACTTATGTGATGCCTTACTCTCGGCATACATGTCAGAAGCCTATAAATTCAATACAGGATCCATGACGCCCGTGTGGGTTGAACCGTTCACAGCGCCACCCTTTGGACTCTTGTGTCGAATAGCAAAAAAACTCGATTACAATGACCTATGCACAAACGGTAAATTTCGGCCGCAATCCCAAGAGTACAAAATCGACCCCAACACTCGACAATCGTTTGTAAAACTCCTCAAGACGCTTCATCCCAATCTAGAAGTCCTCGACGTCAATTTGTGGACCGATATGGACGGCAACACTGCCGGCATGCAACGCGTGTGGTTCCTGGTGAAAGCATTCGAGGGGCGAATCGAAATCTTGGAGCTCCGAGAGCTTGGGCCCATGCCAAAAGAATTTCGAACTCAATACACGCATTATGCATCACCATCGGACCTTCATGAGATAGCCGTTCATTCTAATATATTGTTTGGGTTCAATTTCGACAAGTATATGCGGGGATGTTTCTATCAAGGGAAGCCCTACATCCTTAAACAACTCAATGAACACGGGACCTTTCTCGACGACGTCTCCATCTTATGGGATACAGAGATACTACACAACACGGCCGACGTCATGGGACGCCTACTCGCCCGTGCGCATGCCCGAACGTGCTTCGATAAAAAGGCTTACAACAAGTGGCTACGTAAAAAAAGCAAAAAGTATGCGATAGATCGACTGACTCAATTTGTTCAACTATATATTGTCCAGTGCAAGAACGACTATGAATCCATGGTACACATGTATCCAATGTAGTCGTCGATGAACGGCATCAATTCCAATAGATCTACCAACACGCCTTTGGTGCCCAACGCCTTTGTCACGTCATGGTACAACACTCGCGCGTTTTGGTACTGTCCTTTCTGAACCTGACACATGTGGAATGGACACATGTGCAACACACCCGTTTCATCCGTTAAGCGATTACATTCGAGAATGAGAGATACATCGTGATCGACGGCATCCATGTCTTTTCCTATAGCAACATTTCCCAACAGGTCGGCAAGCGAGTCGTCCATTGTTGTATAAAGCAAGTCGGCTTTATGCTGACGTGTCAATTTTTTCGTGTCGGTTTAAATGCGGATCACTTTTTGCGCAATCACTTTTTCCGGCATCTTGACAACACAGTCGTGACAAAATGTGCAATCGTGTTGTTCAGGGAGTCGATGTGAGGTACAAAAGACATGTCCGCACTTGCAAGCCCCGATCGTTTGTTGCACGAGTGTGAGCTTCGTTTGACATGAATTGCATCGAAGCTTTGGCATTTTGTTTAAAACAGAGGATTATAATATTCAAAGTCAAACAAGTGCTTAAGTGTGTTTGATGGGATGGCAATGTTGTATACGCGGATATTATCGACAAGGATTCGGGCGTTGTAGTTCCAATCTCTCCCCACTGTTAGACTCGTAGCGCCTAACCATGACGGGATTTCACTTTTTTGGAATGCGGTCAACACCCCGTTTCGATAGAGCTTGAGCGTGGTGCCGTCAAAGGACACGGCATAATGAATCCATGATCCCTCCACGCCGTCGGGGTCCTCATCGACCAAAATAACATCACCGATCTTACATCGGAGCATCCCCGACGACGTGGAACTGATGTGCAACTCGTCCACGGGTGTCACGAGGATCCGATTCATTTCCGTCTTGGAACCGCGAAGGAGCCAAACGCACAGGGTGAAACACTTGGGTACGGCTAAAGTGGGTGTATTGAGGCTCGCGACTCCAAAGGTGAGCTTGAGCACATAGCCCCGTGTCGCATCAAACTCGGTAGCGAGACTTCCATCGCACGTCACTTGACACGTAAAATTATCCGTTCGCTTGGCCTTTGGCGACCCAAACGTGAATGCGGCGAGTGTTCCGTCAAAGTTAAATGGTGGTTGTAATGTTACCGGCGACGTCTTGTTAAGTTGGAGGCTACCAATCATATTGTTTAAAGTTTGTTGTGTTCCCGAAGCGATAGTGGCAACCAAGCCCGCGTATTTGACTCCAGAATACATCAAACACGTTGTTCCAGATCTACACTCGACTCGCGTGACCGTGTTGTTGCCCAAGCCGTCTTCGAGTAAATTTACGTCGGACATGCTATTCTTGACCACGTATTGACTCCCATTTTTCCATGATACAATCGCTTGAGGGGTCGCATCACGCTCAGTGACGCCAAAAACACGCATATCTGCTAGCGAAAAGCTCTTGCACGTGATTCCCGTCTCGCTACTCGTCTCCTCACACACTAGGCGAAACGACGAGCATGTCACTAGGCGTGTGATGTGAAAATCGACGGGGTCACCGCCGATGTACGGTTGTGTATGCAGTGCTCGGAGCAAGACTACCCAAGTGCCGTCAGGAGTTTGCCCAAGCACAGTGAACTTGCGCGGCGCCTCTGCGGGTCGCGAGTACGTGGGTGTGATGGTGATCTTTAATGCAACGACATACACGTCCATGCTCAGTTGCACCCACTCACCTTTTAGGACGGAATCTTGATCATACACGGATCGACCGCCACCCGTGTATTTACCCATAGTATCGTAGACGTTGGGCAATGTGCGCGAATATGTAGTCGGATTTTGGTCGAGTAAGTTTTGAGGTGGGTAGGTGAAAAAGTCTTCATATGACGAAAAGGTCACTTTGTAGTCCACACCATCGAGGACTTGTATATAATTGGTCATGGCACGTGGAGGGAAACACGTCATGCGTGTCGGCCATACGGGCACGATGGTCTTGCCACGGAAGAAGCCCATCGACATCTTTTCCCGAGTGCGCTTGGGCAGATCCACGAGGTTCCATTCTAGCTTGTCATAGAGTTGATTGAATGAGATGCGTCCAGATGAAGAGGGTGTGATGTCTAGTATGTTGGCGAGCTCGCGCATCGAAATTCTTTGGGTTTTGAATGTACCTCGTTCCATTTACACTCAAACAATAAAAAAACGATATCTTTGTGATCATTATCGTGTCTACAAACTTTTCAATTCGGATTCGAAGGAGCGTCGAGCGAACTCGAACTTGCGAAATGCCTGCTCGGCGTTGAGCAAAGCTTCATGTGTCTTTGTCCTCATCATCACGACGACTTGTTGTTTGTGGTGTTTTTCCTTGCTCCTCATGTCTTTCCACGCATTGACAATGTTCTTGTCCAACTTGACCCGACCTGTCCGACCAGTAGCGCTCATAAACTGACTGAAATCGTCCTCGTTGTTGTAAATTTGACGAGCTAAATCTGTCCCATTGTGAGTCAAGCGTCGTTTTGATCTTTCTTGTTGTAGTGTGGGAATAGAGTCGAAATCGATATTATTTTCATGTTGCAAAAACGGACTGATCATCGTTGTTTGATTACAAAAACAATCCTTTATATTGAATTCAATTTTCTATTTCGATTTTGTTTACGGCTAAAAGTCGTCAGTCGTGACAAAGGTGTGATCGTGCTTGGCCTTTTGATACTCGCTCACTCTCTTCTCGAAGAAATTCGTCTTTCCTTGAAGAGAAATCATTTCCATCCAATCAAACGGATTGGAAACGTTATACAACTTGGCATACCCGAGATCGACAAGTAGCCGATCGGCAACAAACTTGATGTACTCGATCATGAGTCGACTGTTCATGCCGATGAGGTCGACAGAGAGTGCTTCGGACACAAAGTGTGCTTCGATGTCGACGGCTTCCCTCATCATGTCGTGGACAATCTCTTCACTGAGTTGTTCAGCGAGCTTCTTGTACAAGCACACGGCAAAGTCGCAATGCATGCCTTCGTCTCTGGAGATGAGTTCGTTACTGAATGTGAGTCCATGCATCTTGTTGCGCTTCTTGAGCCAAAAGATCGCACAAAAGCTTCCCGAGAAGAAGACGCCCTCGACGACCGCGAACGCCAACAATCGTTGCGCAAAACTCGACGCGCTTTCGACCCACTTCAGGGCCCAATCTGCCTTGGCCTTGACACATGGCATCTCGTGAATCGCGTTAAAGAGCGTCTCTTTCTCTGTATTGTCCTTGATATACGCTTCGATGAGATTGGCGTACGTCTGAGAATGAATCTGTTCCATTGCTATTTGAAATGCGTAGAATGCTCGCGCTTCGGGAACTTGCACGTCCGACATGAAGCGCACGGCCAAGTTTTCCATCACGATTCCGTCGGACGCGGCAAAGAACGCGAGGATGTGCTTGATAAAGTGTTTCTCGTCGGGAGTGAGCTCGTCAAATCGATCATTTGCGATATCGATCTCTTCTGCAGTCCAAAAAGAGGCGACCGCGGATTGGTAAAAGTCCCAAAGGTCAGTGTATTTGATGGGGTATACAGTGAACCGATTGTCGTTCGCACTCGTGATTGGGCAAGCCATGACTGTTGTCTCAAGCATACTGACTCTATCAATTTTATTCTTTATATCGTTTTCAAACATTTTGAAGTTTTTGCGCATTTGCACTGAATTCTCAAAGTTGACGTTTTTGAGTGTTTTGCGTGTTTTTTCACGCCTTTTGAAGTTTATGCGCATTTGCATAGAATTCTCAAAGTTGACGTTTTTGAGTGATTTGCGTGTTTTTTCACGCCTTTTGAAGTTTATGCGCATTTGCACTGAATTCTCAAAGTTTGTGTTTTTGCGTGTTTTGCGTGTTTTTTCACTCATTTTGAAGTTTTTGCGCATTTGCACTGAATTCTCAAAGTTTGTGTTTTTGCGTGTTTTGCGTGTTTTTTCATGCCTTTTGAAGTTTTTGCGCATTTGCATTGAATTCTCAAAGTTTGTGTTTTTGCGTGTTTTTTACACGCGTTTTTGTTTTGCATGATTGTATGTCTCGCACGAGTGTGTCTTTGTTCATTTTCCGCCGGGACCTACGGATACACGACAATACGGCGTTGGGAATATGTTGCTTAAAGTCAAAGCACCCAGTTCTTCCCATATTCATCTTCAATAAGGTCCAAATCGATCCCTCCGAAAACAACTTTTACAGCAACAATGCGGTACAGTTTATGATCGAATGCCTTAAAGACTTGGCACGCAACTTGCCCCAATTGCAATTCTTCCACGTCGAAAAGCACGACACCGAAGCGTTAAGAGATATCGCAGAACACGTCGACATCCAAGAGATATTCACAAACACGGATTTCACACCGTTTGCACGTAAACGTGATCAACGTATCAGCAAGTGGTGCTCTCGACGGGGCGTGAATTTCGTGGGATGCACGTCCGAATACTCGTTGGTCGACCCACCAAGTATGCAAAAACCCTACCAAGTGTTCACACCATTCTACAAAAAATACAAGGACACCCAACCGATACCACCTCGCCCACGAAAGGCCGTTATACCGATCGCGAGCTTTTACTCGAAGAATATACTACCTGGTGCTTTTGATGCACGGTCGCTTTTCAATCGTTATTTGGCCGAAGGAAAGAATACCGCATTGATTGTCCGAGGGGGTAGGGCGCGGGCGTTGACCATTATCGATGCGTGTAAAAAAGGAGACTTTGACACTTACGAGCGAGACCGCGACTTGCCAAGCTTGGTTGACGGCACCACCAAGTTGAGCGCATACCTCAAAAATGGATGCGTAAGCTTGCGTGAAGTGTATTGGGCCGCAAAGGATAGCGACAACGAGGCGCTTGTTAGGGAATTATATTGGCGTGCATTCTACGACCAACTCACTTGGTGGTTCCCTGACACATTACGTGCGCAAATCGACCAAACGAAATCCAACTCGAGCCTTCGAGCAGCGTATAACGACATTCCTTGGCACCGCGCTAAAGACAAACCGACCGACTTTGACAAGTGGGCGCGAGGAATGACAGGTTTCCCGTTTGTAGACGCAGGGATGCGCCAGCTCGCCAAGACGGGTTGGATGCATAACCGGTTGCGTATGGTGGTCGCAAGTTTTCTCGTAAAGGATCTTTGGATCGACTGGCGCGACGGCGAGCGACACTTTGCACGCAGCTTGGTCGATGTGTACCACCCCGCAAACAACGGGGGATGGCAGTGGAGTTCAGGCGGAGGTGCCGACGCGCAACAGTATAGCCGCGTATTCAACCCGTGGCTACAATCGGCCAAGTTTGACCCCGACGCAGAGTTTATCAAGACATGGATCCCTGAACTTCGGAGTGTTCCCGCACGTGATATCCACAAGGGGACCTTTCGGGTTCCAAACTATCCGCGTCCAATGGTGGATCATGCCGTGAGAGCAAAGAATGCCATCTCCCAATACAAGGTGTCCTTAGCGAAATGATTTGCATTGAATTCTCAAAGTTGACGTTTTTAAGCGTTTTGCATGCTTTGCGTGTTTTTTCACACCTTTTGAAGTTTTTACGCATTTGCATTGAATTCTCAAAGTTGACGTTTTTGAGTGTTTTGCATGCTTTG